CATACATTAATATTAAGTATATGCTAAATATATCATTTATTTTTGTATATGGAAAGTGTGATATAGATAATGGAGTGTGAATTAATGCTAAATATAATATTATAGTATTTAATGGATTTACTATTTGTCCCAGTAACATTATTATTATGTAATTAAGGGATGATAGTATTGGATTTTGTGTAAAAAATAATATACTGTTTATCATACATATATATCGTATAGATGTGATAATATTCATTAGATGGTTTAATGGTAATTGTGTATAATTTAATATATACAACCAATGTATCATTTGTTTTTTTGTATACAATAATCCTAAAAACAAAGCATAAATATAGTTACTATTATCTAATAATATTAAAAAATCATTTGAAAAATGTATAATTGAATTAAATAATGTAGCAAATATGGTATAACTAGGAAAAATAGTATATATTAATTTAATGTTAAAAATTGTTATTATATAACATAATGTTTCGAATAATATATTATCAAAATATAATATATCAAAGTAGCCATGTGTTATAATATAACTATACAATAATAAATGCATTGAATATTAATTTAAATAATATTATATTTATATTTAAATAATATTATATTATATTATAATAATGGTAGAAATAATAATTGAACAAAAAGATATTTTTAAATGGGGACCTTTATTTGATAAGCATTTAAAAAATACATCAGAAAATACAGCTAAGTGTGGTATTAATAGTGCAGAAAATGTATGTAAATTAGGAAACGGGTTTTTTGGAGATGTATTCAGATTTAAACCTTTGGAATGTAATCAACCGGAAATAGTAATTAAGAAAACTAAAAATTATACGAATAATTTGAAATCTAAATCAATATTGATAAATAATATAGAAGAACAATTAATAAATAAACTTACTAATACTAAACAAAAATTATCACAATTAATTAGAATTAAATTGAAAAATAAAGGTACATTTTCTGAAAAAGTATCAGATATGGATAATGAAACAAAGTTAAAAAGAGAGGCATCTATTGTATTAAAATTAAATAATAATGAAGATCCAAGAAGAATACATATTTTAAAAGGATATGGAATTACCGAAGACGAAAACAAACATGTGTATTTTTTTTCAAAATATTATAAATATACATCTATAGATAGATTTTGGTATGAAGGGGGGATGACAGATACGACAAATAATAATAAACGAAAATTATTATTTAAATTGCCATATGATATTTTAAAGGGATTAAATTACATACATGAAAACAATATTATACATTTAGATATATCATGTAGAAATATTTTTTATGATAATAATATATATGTTATAGGAGATTTTGGTAATTGTAAAAAAACAACAAAGAATGTCGCGGATATTCAAGAAGGGTATAAAATATCAAGTTTTTTATCTATAAGTATGGGAAACAAAGCTGGTATAGGAACGGTTTCATATTACAATGATTACATTTGTTTTGCATGTATGTTATTAGAATTATTATTAATAATAAATCATAAATTTGAAAAACAAAATAGTTTAATGAGATACAATAATCAGTATGTCAATTTAACATGGAAATATTTTAGATATTTGTATGAAATTAAATCTCATGGGAGACTCAACACAATTATTAAGAACAAAATAGATGCATTGGTAGGTGAGGACAATGATTCTAAAGGTGTTGCAAAAAAATTACTTGATGGTGATACCGTATCAAATACATATGAGTCAAATATGAATACAGATGGAATGTTGGATAAGATGGAATATCCTACAAGTAATGACAGTTCTAATAAATGGAGTGATTCTGTAGAAAAACTTATTAGTGTTTTAAATAATTACAAATTAGCAAATAATACAGTGTTTGGAAACATAACACAAACAAATAGTACAAATAGGACAATTAACAATAATAGGACAATTTACAATGATTCAAACGAAAACTATTTCAGGGTTGTTTCTTTTTATAAAATGATAATAGAAAAAGTATTCAATTTTGATGGATATGAGTTTATAGGAGAATCTAGTAATGTAAAACTTCATCAATTATTTAAAGTTAATGATGAAAAATGGTCTTGGGTAGAAAATGGAGATGATAACGATGATAGTGCTGTCGATGCTGTTGGTTCTGGTGATGAAGGTGGTGAAGGTGGTTCTGGTGAAGGTGGTTCTGGTGATGATGTGGTTGCTGGTGGTGAAGGTGGTGAAGGTGATGCTGTTGGTTCTGGTGATGAAGGTGGTGAAGGTGGTGAAGGTGGTGAGGTGGTTGCTGGTTTGGGTGTATGATTAGATTCAATCTGGTGGGATTGATTGAATACAAAAACCCCATAATAAAAAAATTATAAACATATTTAAATATATTTTAATATGTTTATAATATGTTATCAAAAAGCACTCAAACTGTAATAAATAGCAAATTTGTTAAGATTTTAAAAAATGTTATAGAAAAGAACCAAATGAATCCACATATTTTATTGACACAATTATGTCAATTTGAAGAAACTGATATAGATGATAAAACAACAAAAACTATATTAAAAATAATGTTAGATGTTCCATATTATGAAAATAATATTAATGTACCTGTATTAAGAAAATTTAAAATTATGAAAGAAAAGTTACATGACATAATTGATACCAATTTATCTATTAGATTAATTAATTTACGTAAATAAGATTTATTTCTAATCAAGAATAATATAAAATTGATTTATTTTTATATTTTATATTATGAAATATAATTCGTTATGAGTTGTAAAGTTAAGAATTGTAGATTTACATTTGCACATACCACTAAAGGACATATGTGTGGTACATGTAAACAATATGGACATGGTCAAATTGAATGTGGAAATCAAACTAAAATAAATGAATTAAAACAATATTGTGGTGAAACATTAGCTTCACCAGATCATTGTCAAATTGATGGTTGTGAATCAAAAGAAACCCATAATTCTAAATCACATAATTGTAACAAATGTTATAAAAATCATGCTTCAAAAGATTGTATTATACAGTCTATAGAAGAACTAAATAGACGTTATCCTATAACAAAAGATTATGATTATAATACTATATTAAAACATTTAGTGTTGAATGATATGTGTATAAATGGCGGTTACGTTGAAACTGAACCATTTGCTATGGGATGTAAAATTTTTATTAAATGTGACTACGATTATAACCATATGTTAGTTGTATCGGGATTATTTATGCATCCAGATTGTTGGGGTCAATATGGACCTAATGCTGACGATCGAGATGTATTGTATCTATTTTTAGGTGGATGTGAAAATATAACCGACCGATTGCAAAATTATATTAGTAGTAGAACAATAGAATGTCCATTATGTAGAACAATTAATAAAATGGAGGATCTACTACCATTGAAAGGAAATAGTGACAAATGTAGTGTATGTTTAGAAAATAATGTAGAAGTGTATTTTAAACAGTGTAACCATACGTGTGTTTGTACGGAATGTTGTTCTAAACTTTGAATAAAATTGATTTAAAATAATTTGTATTATTGTATATAAACAAGATGCCAAAATCAAACACTCCAGGACAACGAGCAAAAAAAAGTAATAAAGCAAAACGAACTAAAGATTTGTATGGCAATTATACAAATAAAGGTATTCGTTATCTAGAATATGTAAAAGAAAAAACATTAGAAAAAATGGTTCTAGAAAAGGTTAAATAATAATTATTTATACCAGTTTCTATGGTAAATTATGTATAACATTGTACGCGATTGTGTAGAATTATTGGCGCACCCTCTATGAAAAATACGTCCATCAAATATAATAACATCCCCTATTTGGCTATCATATTGTTTATGTTTTTTTCCAATTGATTCATTGTAAGTTGTTTTATGACTTTCTAATATAAATTCAGTTGAACCATTATTTTTGTTTAATTCTGTTAATGGTATTAACACTGTAAAATAAAATGGATCAAATGTATGAACCATATTACTATCATCATATGTACCATCAGCTAATGATTCACTACATATATTTACTACATCACGATGCCAAGGACCATCAAGCGATTTTGAATTTGATGTTAATATTCCCCAAGTGTGTGTATAATCTTTTGTGAAAAACGAGTTAATAATTGATTTAATAGGTTGGATTTCGGGAAATATATTATCAATTTCTATATCTAGGCGTCCTTTTTCTATTTCTAGTATTAATTTATCATTTATGTAGTAACATGGTTTTGTTTTACGGTATTCTTTATCGTATAAACTAATGTAATTATAATTACATTTTGGAATAATCGATGAATTCAATAATGTATTTGTTTGAGTGTGTATTTTCAATGCGATGTCTGTCATATATTTTATTTCATATTTGTTATAACATTTTTTTAGAATAGTTACCCCTGATTTAGTTAATTCATTTATATGTGTATTTAATTTATTTAAACTGTACGTCATTAAATACTTATAATAGTTTTTTTAGCATCTTTAAACATTAAACATAATTGAAATTATTTATTTTTATATTAAAATTGATTTAGAGATATTTAGAACAATATAAATTATATGAAAATAGATAACGATATAAAATTAGATTTTAGCGATGTTTTGTTTCGACCAAAGCGTTCTACATTAAGTTCGAGAAGTGAAGTTTCATTAGAAAGGACTTTTAAGTTTAAATATAGTGGTCTAACATGGACAGGTGTACCGATTATATCTAGTAATATGGATACAATATCTAATATTAATATGTTTAAAGCACTTTCGAAACATAAATGTTTGACATGTTTACATAAATATATAGATATAATGGAGGTTGTTAGTGCTGTCAAAGAGGGATTTGATTCCGATTACTTTATATTAAGTACTGGAATATTAGATAAAGATTATGATAGATTGATACAAAATGTGTCGGTTTTGAAAGCACAAAACATTCAATTGAAATTTATATGTATTGATGTAGCAAATGGATATATGTTCAAATTGATTGAATTTTGTAAAAAGGTAAGAGACACATTTCCCAATATAACATTGATTGCTGGAAATGTTGTGACACGAGAAATAGTAGAAGAACTTATTATATCTGGGTGTGTTGATATTATTAAAGTTGGAATTGGTAGTGGAGCAGTGTGTACTACACGGCTTCAAACAGGTGTTGGGTTGCCACAATTTTCGGCGGTATTAGAATGTAGTGATGCCGCTCATGGACTAAATGGAATGATTGTGAGTGATGGTGGTATATGTCATCCAGGAGATGTTAGTAAAGCGATTGGAGGTGGGGCAGATTTTGTTATGATCGGAAGTATGTTGGCTGGACATGATGAATGTCCAGGTGATATTGTGGAAGATGAAAAGGGTGACAAGTACAAATTATTTTATGGAATGTCATCGGAAACTGCTATGAACAAACATCATGGGGGAGTAGCTAAATATAGGTCATCTGAAGGAAAAACTGTAAAAGTGCCCTATAAAGGTAGTGTAGAGAATACGATTCAAAATATATTGGGTGGAATGAGAAGTACATGCACCTATATTGGAGCTAGTAAGTTAAAAGATATTAGTAAATGTGCCACATTTGTTCGTGTGAATAATCAGGTTAATACTTTTTACAAGTAGTAAATTTATTTAGGAAGTTAATAATAGTGGAAAGGATATCTTCTACAGCTTGCAAAATTTATTCTTGTCACATAGTTTGTACATGTCATCATCCATCTTCCTCTTTCAATCCTCTCAGTGCTCCCTTCGCTAATCGTGTTGAACCCATACACCCCTCTTTAGACATTTTGTCCCCGACGATGTGTGCTTTCTGCACATAGCAAATTGTTTCTCTATCTATGAAGGATTTTTTGACAAGAGTGCTTGCAAAGAAATCCTTCATTAGATTTATTCATACAACATATAACAACTAAATACTAATATAACAATTAATAACAAAGAATTAAACTATTCATATTAAAGGATTATAAACTAAATGATTTCCTTGT